ATTTATGGAGGCCGCTAGCGGTATTTCAAGGGATGTACAGCGGAAGCTCCTAAGGTCGGCTGCCAATGAAGTCGCTAATCGTCTGGTTAAATATTTTGGCTATACAATCGGTCAATATGTCGATAGACCAAAACCGTTGACCATTAAGTCATTGTTTGCGAGATACGCAAAAGGTGACTCACTTGATTCATCTATTGAGTTCAAGCGTAGTGCGGGTAAGGCAGATTATAAAAAGCATTGGTTGCATCCAATGGTGTTCGGCGGAGACAGGCGCGACAAGGGCTTAGATGCCGCCTTAAGAGCATTTAACATCTTACCCATGGGTTACCAGGCTATACCAACTAATGAGATAAGGGACGACGGGCACGGGAACGTAAGAGGCGGATACATTTCATCAATGCTATCTTTCCTTAGGTTAGATCGGTCAGGTTCCCAGAATCGTGGGACAGGGCCAATGAATGCAAGACAGTTGCGTAAGTATCGCAGGTCAACTAAGTGGTGGGTTGAACGCATTGGCAATAGCCGTGGACTACAGCCCGGTATATACGAATATCAAGATGGTGGGTTAGGTAGAAGAGTAAGGTTAGTATTTATGTTTAAGCAAGTAGACTACCGACCGACGTTTCCATTCTTTAAATTAGCAGAGGAGTATTCAAACAAAAATATGTTGCAGGTCGTGAAAGATAAGATAGATAAGGCGCTAAGGCTTGGGCAAAAGTAATGCCACGGGTCCTTTCTGAGGGGGGTCCTCGTGGTAAGATTGAGACCCCGGCGTTTTCCTAGTTACATAGAAATAAATTTGCCTCGAACTTTCTGACCCCTACATATCACTTTGAATAAAAAATGAGTAAAGCAAAGATAGTTTCCGCTTTAGCCTATTCGAAAATTCGAGGATGCAGTGAATTCACTGTCCGTTCTGCTATAGACCGAGGGATTTTAAAGACCGCGGTTGTTCAGTATGACAAGCCCGAGAAGGGCAACGCAAAAATCCTTATCGACGTTGAAAAAGCCAATGAAGAGTGGCCGGTATCCCCGAGGGAAATGGATTCGAAAAAGAGTCATCAACAAGATAAAATAGATGACGCCGAAGCGGACTTAGAGGCGTTTAAGGATGAAATAGGGTCGGATAATGACCGTTTAACTCAGGCTTCGGTAGCCGTTCGTTATAATCTAGCAAGGGCTTTAAGAGAAGAGGCCAACGCGAAACTAGCTGACATCAAACAAAAGCAAGCGGCCGGGGAGTTAGTCGAGGTAGCAAAAATTAGGGACATTGCTTTTAAAGCGGGCCGAGTTGTTAGAGACCAAGTGCTAACAATTCCCGACAGAGTGTCGGCGGATTTAGCCGCAGAAACAAACCAATATAAAGTTTACCTCTTACTAACGAACGAATTGAAAAACGCTCTTGCATCATTAGAAGATGTTCTCAAAGAAATCTAAATTGTGGAAAACTTTGTTTTATTTTGAATTTTAATTTTTTCAGTAATCTGAGAAAATGTTCGCAGACTCAAAAGAGTTTACTTCCTATTTCTCTCAAGGCCTATTACCTGACCCAGATTTAACAGTCGATCAATGGGCTAACAAGTATAGGCGTCTTGGCTCTAAATCCGCGGCGGAGCCTGGGCCATATCGAATCGATCGAACTCCGTTCTTAAGAGACATCGCTAAAGATCTTTCCCCATCCTCTGAAGCTAGAGAAATATATTTTATTAAACCCGCCCAGGTTGGAGCAACGGAGCTCGCACTTAACTTTTTAGGGTTCATCATTCATCTAACACCGGGACCGGCCATGTTAGTAGAACCAACGGAAAATCTTTGTCGAAAGATTTCTAAGCAGCGTCTTGACGATATGATCGAATCTACTCCTGAGCTAAGCAGAAGAATCGGAGAGTCAAAAAGTAGGGATTCTGAAAATACGATTTTCGAAAAAGGTTTTCTAAACGGTTATCTTTTTTTAGTCGGGGCTAACTCTCCAACAAATTTAAGGTCGGTACCCGTAAAGTATTTGATTCTCGACGAGGTCGATGAATACCCGCTGGATCTATCTAATCAAGGTGACCCGGTTCAACTTGCGATAGGTAGAACGACCACGTTCTCCAGGAGTAAGGTTTTTGCGTTATCCACTCCGACAATGGAAGAGACTTCGCGGATATATCGGGAATATATAAAAACCGATCAAAGGAAATACTTTGTCCCATGCCCACATTGCGGCGCTAAACAAATTCTGACTTGGACGAATCTCATCTATGATGAAGCAAACCCCGACGCGGTAACGTATAAGTGCGAAAGTTGCACTGCCTTAATCGACGAACGACATAAAACCGAAATGTTAAAGAATGGGGAATGGAAGCCGACTGCTATCGCTACCGATCCGAGAAAAGTCGGGTACCACATCAATGGCTTATACAGTCCTCTAGGTTGGCTAAGTTGGGCGACAATTGTCAGAGAGTATTTGGATGCCAAAGGCGACGATACAAAGTTCAAGTCTTGGGTAAATATTAGGTTAGCAGAGCCATACCGTGATGAGCTTACTCAAAAACTAAATGCATCAGCACTTAAAGAGAAAGTCGAAAACTTTGACCTTGAGAAGCTGCCGAAAGAATTACTTGTCATAGTAGTTGGGGCAGACGTGCAAGGGGACCGCATTGAAGTAACACATAAAGGATACGGACGTGAAGACGAAGAGTGGACTTTAAAACATACGGTAATATTCGGTGACCCGTCGAGAAAACCAATTTGGATCCAATTGGATTCAGTCATTCAGACCGAATTTAATCACGAAGTTTTCGGGCGCATGACTGCTAGATGCGCCGCAATCGATTCAGGCGGTCACTTTACCCATGAGGTTTATCAATTCACTCGCGAGAAAAGAAAGAAACGCTACATAGCGGTCAAAGGTTCTAGCCGTAAAGATTCCCCACTAATCGGCAAGCCCAGAAAAATGGACATTAACTTTCGAGGTAAAACAATTAAGTCGGGCGCTGAATTGAATATTCTAAACGTTCATATGATTAAAGATGTCTTGTTGCCAAGGTGGAAACACGGGGAAAGGGTTCATTTCCATATCGATCTGACTGACGACTACTTTGAGCAATTAACGAGTGAGAAAAAGGTAGTTCAAATGAAATCTGGTCAGCCTGAGTACGTGTATGTACGAGATCCAAAGAAAAGAAATGAGGGGCTAGATTGTTCTGTTTACGCGTGGGGAGCACTTGCTTTTCTTAAACGGGGTTATGACCCGGCGAAGTTCTATGACTTCATGGAAAAGAAGCACTTAAAAAATAATGAACCGGTTACGGAAGAGAGCGAGAAACCGACTTATCCACAGGAAAAAACGGAAATTGAAAATCCAGTCAAAAAACCTCAACGTAAAAAAAGACGGCTATTAGTCCCTAAAGAAAGTTGGAGGTAGATGGTACCGGTAAGGTTTTATTCAGGCGAGACTGTTAAATTTTCGATTTCGGGAATGGCTGGTCAAAACTTGAAAATCATTTTTAGAGGCCCTGAGAATTTTGAGTTTACTTCGGTGGATTCCGGCTCAGACGCGTCTTTTACATTTACCAAGACAGTGGACACTTTTGGCCGCTATCTCTATCAGATCGTTTCCGAAGTTTCCGGTGTTAAAACTGTAGTGCGGGCTGGGGAAGTAGAGATCATGAATGGTTTCCACTCTTCTAGTCCGACCGATCCAGTGGAGACTAGGTCCCAGGCTGAATTAGATCTCATAGCTGTACAAACGGCGATGAGGGCAATTGTTTCAGGCGGAGCCGTTAAATCGTATTCCATAGCCGGAAGGTCGATTACGAAAATGGACATGGCAGACCTTATTATGCTCGAGCAAAAATTGAAGATCGATATTGGAAGAGAAAAGCATTTAAAGTCAAAGCGCCTAGGCCTCTCGAATCCACATAGATTGAAAGTGAGATTTAGATAATGTTTGGTCTCGAAAAGCTATTTTCAAAGAAACAAAATAAAATTGAAACAAATAAACCAAAGGGCCGTCGTGGATACGCGGCCGCTGCTTATAATTCCTATCTTCAAAGCTGGCTTGCCGGCCTAACTACCGCGGACGCGGAAATAAGAACCAGTTTTAAAACTCTTGTAGCTCGGTCAAGGCAACTCGGACGAGACAATGGTTACTTTATTAATTTTCTTAGAGAGACATGTGTCAATGTTGTGGAGCGTGGGATTGGATTCCAGGCGCAGGTCCGCAAAGAAAGAGGAGGCGAACTCGACGAGTCTGTTAATTCCCAGATTGAAAATGAGTTTGCTATTTGGTCTCGTTCCGACTCTGTTACCGTACATGGAGAACATTCGTTTAACTTCCTTCAGAGAGTCCTTTTATGGGAAACAGGGGAGGCTGGGGAAGTATTCATTAGGTTTATTTACCAGCGTTTTGGACGTTCCAAAGTTCCTCTATCGCTAGAGATTATTGAAGCGGAAAATCTAGACGTAGATTATAACGGTAAGTACGGAAATAATGAAATCAGAATGGGCGTTGAATATAATGAGTGGGGAAGAGTAGTAGCTTACCACTTTTATGGCCCGACAAATTTACAAGATATTCATCCTCAAAGACGACCCAGGATTAGAGTTCCGAAAGACGAAGTTGTTCACTTAAAGCTACCGACCCGAGTAAAGCAAACACGTGGTGTCCCTTGGGGCTATGCTGCCTTGATTGAAATGCATCATTTAGGTGGATACAAAGAGAGTGAGCTAATGGGCGCCCGGGCCGCAGCTTCTACTATGGGTTTCATCGAATCTCCTGAAGGCGAGTTGATAGGGGATGGCGATGACGAGGCGGAATATGATCGCGTTAAGGATTTCGCTCCATTGCAGTTTGCGTACCTTGGCCCTGGCGAGAAACCCCATGTTCTAGGGGCTAACAAACCTAATTCTAACTTCGATCCTTTTTCCAAATTCATTCTAAAATCTATGTCGGCGGGCTTGGGTATTTCATTTCATACATTATCGAAAGATTTTTCAGAGGGATCATATTCAAGTACTCGACAAGCATTATTAGCTGAACGCGACCATTGGAAAGTTCTACAGGCATGGTTTCTAGAGTGCTTTTGCCAGCCGGTATTTGAGAAGTGGTTAGAAATGGCGGTGCTGTCGGGAGTTTTGAAGCTAAAAGGGTATGAAGCTAATCCGACAAGGTATGAATCAGTTAAGTGGTTACCTAGAGGATGGGCATGGATTGATCCAACTAAGGAAATAACCGCTGCAAAAGAGGCGCTAAAAGCCGGTCTATCTTCTAAAGCCGAAATCATAAATCAGTCAGGCGGAGACTTTGAAGAGGTTACTCTACAAATTAAACGTGAACGCGAATTCGAAAAACAACACGGTTTAAAATTCGACTTGATACCTGAAGAATCGAGTTATCCACAGCCCAAAAATAATAATGAAAATAACTACCCTAATGAGGAAGACTAAATTCATGAAAGAAAAAAATCCTCCGAAAAAATACAAGCTAAGACGTTCCTTCGAAATCTTCGATGTTAAGACTTCAGAGAAAGCCGAAGGAGTTGAGGCGGATGATAATAAAATTAGTTTTTCCTTCTCTAGCGAAAAGCCGGTAGCTAGATGGTTCGGGAAAGAAATCCTTTCGCACGCTTCAGGTTGTGCAAATCTCGAGCGCCTTAACAGTTCGGCTTCATTACTTTTTAATCATGACTGGGACCGATTTATCGGACGTGTTGTAAAATCTTGGATCGGCGAAGATAAGCGTGGCCATGTTGAAATTGAATTTGCGACGAATGCCGACGCTCAAGAGAAAAAGAAAGACATTCTAGGTGGGTTTTTAAGAAACGTTTCCTTCGGCTACGTAGTTGATGATTTAGTTCTTTCAAAAACTAACGACGATGGTTCAGAGCGCGAATACACGGCGACGTCATGGGAACCGTACGAAGTTTCATTCGTAACTGTACCTGCAGATTTTTCAGTGGGTATCGGCCGTGATTCTCGTGACCAAGTAGAGGACGAGGTAGCTGAGAAAATCGATCAGCTAGTGGTTAGGGCAGACGAAGTTTTTAATAAAAATAAAGAGATTGAAATAAACATTTTATCAAAAGGAGTTCAAGTGGAAGAAAAGGATTTAGTAAAGTTAGAAAGAGAGAGAGTCAAAGCAATTAATCACTACGGTGATAAGTTCAAAGACATTGGCGGACAAGAGCTTGCCCGTCAACTTATTGAATCAGGCGCAACTCTAGATGCAGCTAAAGATGCCTTCATGGAAAAGATCGGTTACAGACAAGTTCCGGTTCATTCAAATGTAGGGGAACTTGATTTAAGCAAAACGGAAAAAAAGAAATATTCTCTAATTAAGGCTATCACTGCTAGCTTAGACAAAAACTGGGACAAAGCTGGTTTTGAATTAGAGTGTTCTCGCGAATTAGCTAAACGCCATGGCAAAGAAACTCAAGGTTTCTTCATGCCAATGAACTTACCAATGGGCGGCGGCGAAGAACGCGCTACTTATGCGGTCGGTGCTGCGGGCACGGGCGGTAATTTAGTTGAGACGTCGCTACTAGATCAATCATTCATCGAGATTTTAAGAGCCAAAGCTCTCGTACTACAAATGGGTGCGTTCTCATTGTCTGGCTTAATCGGCAACGTGGCAATTCCGCGTAGAGCTACTTCAGCGGCAGTCGCTTGGGTTACGGAAGGTAATGCTCCAGCGCAAGCTGAAGGAACTTTCGACTTGTTGCAATTGTCACCTAAGACGGTCGCTGGATTTTCTAAAATTACTCGTCAAATGTTATTGCAAGGCACTCCTGACGTTGAAATGTTAGCACGTCTGGATTTAGCAGAGCAAATGGCACTAGCGATCGATTTAGGTGCGATTACTGGTACGGGAACTTCTGGTCAACCTCTAGGTATCTTAAACACTTCGGGTATCGGTTCAGTAGTCGGCGGAACCAATGGTGCGAATATCCTTATCGATCATATCATTGACCTAGAAACTGCAGTTGCGGACGCGAATGCGGATGCTGGTCGCCTTGCGTACCTTGCGAATGCGAAAACAGTTGGTTCGTTGAAAAAACTTAAAGGTACGGACGGTACTTACCTATGGGGCGGTCGTGAAGCCGGCATGGGTATGGGTACTCCAGGAATGATCAATGGTTACCCTGTAGGCCGTACTAACCAATTACCTAAGAACTTAACAAAGGGTACTGCATCAGGCGTTTGTTCTGCGGTAATCTTCGGTAACTGGAGTGACTTAATCATCGGTTCATGGGGTGCACTAGATATCGTTGCTAACCCATTCGGAACTGGGTTTGCCGCTGGTACTGTTGATTTGAGAGCGATGCAATCGGTAGACGTAGGTTTACGTCAGAAAGCAAGCTTCGCTGCAATGTCAGACGCATTAACTCCATAATCAAAAAACTATAACAATTTAACACTATAAATGGCGGTCGTCTTGGCCGCCGTTGAAGGACAGATATGGCAGAAGATAAAAAAGCAAAAAAGAACTACATCTTAAGACAAGGTTTTGGGATCCAAACTGATGATAAAACTAATTACTTTGCAGAGAGTGAACCTAAACCGGTTCAACTTACAGAAAAAGAATATGCAGAAAACTTGCATAAGTTAGAAGATCCAGCGCCTAAAAAGAACAAAGAATAATTCGGATTGCGAGTCGATATAAATGAATTTTCAAGGAGACTTAGATTTATTTTTTACCGACTTCGCTGAGGTTGTGACGTTTGGAAGCACAACCTTTAAATGTATTTTTGATTCGCCCGACAAGGCTATTTTAGACGGTCGGGCTTTATCAACTGATTACCAGATTTTGTGTAAAACGCCTGATGTTGAATTGGTAGTAGATCGGAAGAGCGTCGTGTAAGGAAAGAG